CCCCCTGCCGAACTTTAACCATGACGTTTCGCCCGAACTCCTGCTCAAATGCCGCCAGCAGCTCATCCGAGATATGCCAAGGGTCATAGCCGATATAAAGCGGATAAATATCTTCTCTGTCCCTTAATTCGCAGAACCAATCCAGAATTACCCGCTTATTCACGCGCCGACCTTCGCAGGTACGCATCAAGCCCTGCGACACCCATAAGCTGTACGGCACGCCGTCCCGTTCCCTTCGGTCTCCTCGTTCCTCCTGTTGGTCCAAAACCGCCTGCGGAATCCAGTACATCTGCTTAATGTAAAGCTTATCATCCCCACGCCGTTTGCAGATTGCCTTTGCGGCGTTTAGGTCAATGCTGTCCGCAGCATCAAAGCCGCCAATGCAATAGCGAAATGCGCCGCCCTCCGGCAACAGCTCCTCATTGTTTAAGTCCTCAAACGTCAGCCATGCAGACTGTGCCGTCTGTGGAATATTGAAATCCTTTACCAGAACCGTTGGCTTGAAGGATGGGTCATTCTTCGCCTTCTGCACCATTTCCTCCAGATATTCCTTTTTCTTGATGGTGCCAAGACCGGGGTTTGCCTTTATCCACATCTCCGGTTTGTCCCATTCGGAAGCATCGTCCAACTCATAGATAAACGGCAGAAAGCGCGGTGCTTTTATTTTCCCGTCCAGCACCTTTTTTGCGTATTCATACTGCGCATCAAAAATGCCGCTGCGGACAAAGCCGTTTGTGGTAATACAAAAAAGCAATGGTTGTTCTCTCGCACCCATTGCCTGTTTAATCAAATCATAGATATCTCTGTTTTTAATTGCCGCCAGTTCATCAATGATGGCTCCATGCACGTTCAAGCCGTCCAGACTGTTTGTGTTGCTTGCCAGTGCCTTAATAAACCCAAGATTGGAAGGCGCATATAAATCCGCAGCACGTTTGCGGATATGCTTCCGCAGGGTCGGGCTTTGCCGCACCATCTTGTAGCACGCATTAAACCCAAGCTTCGCTTGGTCCAGCATCGTTGCAACGTTGTAAATCTCCGGCGCACCCTCTCCGTCATTCAGCAGTAAATCCGTTTCCACGGCGGCACACTCGGTTGTTTTACCATTTTTCCTGCCTTCCACAATCATCACTTCGTTGTACTGTCTGAGGTTATTGTCATCCACAAAACCAAAGATTGCCTGCAGCCTCGCCTTCTGGAATAGCTCAAGCTGTAACGGCTGCCCCAGTTTGCCTGTCGGCTGCTTGCAGAAACGCTCAATAAATGCGATATGCCACTTTGCAACCTCATAATCGAAATGAAATTCCCCGGGACTCGCAAACTGATTCAAAAGCATTTCACTGACCCGCTTCATTTTGTCGCAGGCAAGAATCGTGCCATCATAAAGCGCCGAAAAATATTGTTCAAATTCCGTCATTTGCTATCACGCTCCCGCCGGAACAAAACAAGCTCATCCACCGCCGCTTCATCCGTTTCGGGCATCAGATCCAGAAGCTGCTTGATTACACTGGAATAATTTTTAATCGTCGCGGTGTAGATTTCAACCTCCGGAGCCTTCTTCGTCCCCCACTGGTTTTCACCGTTCTGGTACTCCGAAATATATCCCTTCTCCTCAATGTCCGTTTGCAGATGATCCAACTGCTCCGCCATAAAGGCAGCATTGTCTATCAGCTTTTCCACAATTTTCTTTTTATTTTCCGGAATTTCCTTGAAGATACGTTTCAATTTCCGCATTTCCGCCGCTTTGATTTTTCCTTTCTCCATTTTCTCACTTCCTCTCTTTTCCGCCCTTATACTACACCCCCCACGCGCACGCACGCCCGTTGAAACAGTAGTCCACTCCTCGGTCTCCGTACTGCCAAACCAAAAATAAAAATAGGGGGGGCTATTCCATTTTTCTTTTGTCTATCGGCTGTCCCTCCGCATCGAATCCACAGCAGCATCCCTTCCGTTGGACGAAGTGTCCTTCTTCCTCATCGTGGCAAAGCTTGCAGACATATTGCAGGTTGTCAAAGGACAGCGTGATGTTTGGGTCTGTGATATTGGTCGGCGTTAGCATTTGTTTGTGATGGACAATGTAGCCCACACGTTCTCCGCATATCTCACACATTCCGCCATCCACCATGATGCGACTGTCTATGTATGCTCGCCTGCACTTCTTCCACGCCGCCGAGTTGTAGAAGCCTTTTGCAAATTCCTTCATTGTCTTTCTCCTTTGCCGCAAATAAAAAATCCCGATAAGCATTGTAGCTATCAGGATTTCTTTTGATTTATTTTGATATTTCTATTGACATTTACTCTTTTTCGTGTTATTATATAAACAGAAAGGAGGTAGTGCAAAATGAAAAAAGACAAAGACTTTAAGCTAAAAATTGTCGAACTTGTAATCCAAGCAGTTATTGCCCTAGCCGCTCTGATTACAGCCATCAAATCTTAGCAAGTTCGGGGAGTAAATCTCCCCTTACTTCTTAGATAAAGTCAATGTCTCATGTTTATTATAACCAACCGAAAGGAGAATGACAATGAAAAATAAAATTTCTGTTTTCTCACTCCTGTTTTTCTTTATCTATGCAATACACGCAGGCTGGACACCTATCGCAAAGCTCCTTGTGATTTTAAATTCCGTCCTTGTGCTTTTGCAAACTACTTTGCAATTCAAGGAGGTTATGCGCAATGTTAGAAGCTGAGTATATCTCTGTTACCCAATTTGCCCAGAAGTTCGGTAAGGATGTCGGCAATGTCCGCAAGCTGATTAAGGACGGTCGCATCCCTGCAATCAAAATCGGGAATCAGTGGGCAATCCCTGCCGATGCCGAACCTCCTGCCGATAAACGCGTAAAGTCCGGCAAATACCGTAATTGGAGAAAGAAAAAGGATTCTTCCGAAGAGGACCGCTGATGCGGTCTTTTTCATTGCAAAAAAGGGAATGCCCTCGCACCCCCTGAAATACTCGTCTATCCGCTCCTGTAATTCTTCTTTTGTTTCATAGATGGGCGGTCTGCCCACATTGTCCGGCATAACATCGCCCCTTTCTTGTTAAATTAAAATCTCTGCATTATTACAAAAATCGAATTATGAAATATTGTTTTTTCTTTAAAAATCATTTTTTAAATCTTGTTAAATGCCAATAAAGATTTTTACAAAGATGCCTTAGAGTGCATTACTTGTCTCGAAAATAATGAATCTAAAGAAAAAATTGACCAGCAATTTGGATATTACAAATCGTGTAGCAAAATTTGTAGACTGCCGAAGCAAAGATATCAACGAACGTGAAATTTTTATCGTAGAGGGAGACTCTGCTCTCGGCGCATGTAAACAGGCCAGAAATCCTGATTTTCAGGCTATTATGCCTATTAGGGGAAAGATTTTAAACTGTTTGAAAGCAGATTACGATAAAATATTCAAAAGCGATATTATTACAGATTTGATGAAAGTTTTGGGATGCGGCGTGGAGGTCAAAAGCAAAGCAAATAAGAACTTATCCACATTTGATTTATCTGCACTGCGTTGGAACAAAGTCATCTTATGCACCGATGCCGATGTGGACGGATTCCAAATTCGGACCTTGTTGCTTACTATGCTGTATCGTCTAACGCCTACTTTGATTGAGGAAGGTAAAGTATTTATCGCAGAATCACCGTTATTTGAAATAACAACAAAAGACCAGACATATTTTGCTTATACGGAAGCGGAAAAAGAGACTTTTTTAAAACAGATAGAGGGTCAAAAATGTACCATACAGCGCTCCAAAGGCCTTGGTGAAAATGAGCCGGATATGATGAGCTTTACTACCATGAATCCTGAAACCCGTCGTTTAATTCAGGTCATGCCGGAAGATGTTGCAAGAACTTCCGAAATGTTTGACCTGCTGTTGGGAGATAATTTATCAGGAAGAAAAACGTACATTGCCGAAAACGGATATTTGTATATTGATTCTGCAGACGTAAGCTGATGCAGATGATAGGATTGGAGTGAATACACAATGCCTCCAAGAAGGAGAAACACAGAATCTAAAAAGAAAACTACAAGCGTAAAAGGTGTCATTGAA